ATCCGCGAAGAAAAACAAGACTTGAAGCGGATAGCGGAAGAGAAAAAGCGCAACGAACGCGCGACGCGCGACGCGCAAGAACAAGAACGCGTTCAACGCGAACAAGAAGCGCTTGCGCGTGAACAAGCGGTACGCGACGCGGCCGCGGTAACGCCTATTGAAGAAGCAACAAACATACGCGCGTATACGCCGGACCAAATCGCCACGTATATCGAAGAACGATTCAAACGCGTAGACGCGGAAGCCACGCGCTTGACGCAGGAATATATACAAGCGAAGACGGATATGGACGCCGCGCAGAGCGCTTTGGATAAGTTAAATGCGGTACCTATGAGCGATATAGCGAGCATGACGTCAGCTCAAGCCGCGCGACATCGTCAGAAGATAAACGACGCGCAAACGCGATTAAACGACGCGCAGACGCGTTGGGAGCAAGCATCGCAAGCGGCCGCAACGGCTAGTATAAGCCTAGCGGACGGAACGGCGCATGGCGAAGTATTTTTGGACGTGCTTAAAAAACTTGAGCATCCAAATCCTACGCGGTTGAACGTAACGGTAGACGCGTCAATTTCAACCGCGAGCGGCGCCACAATTAGCCAATCTGTCGCGCTTATGCAAGCGGTGTATGGTATGTTCCCAAGCGGCCGTGGAGATGGATATTTGACGCTTGGATATCATCCAACGCGCGGTGTTTACAATCACGCGAAATTAAGAGTCAATACGGACGGCCGCGGCGTACGATTACGAGACGTTGTTGTTCACGAGACGTTACACGCAATACAATTCAGATATGGAGCTAACGATGCGGTGAACGCTCGCGCGCAACAATGGGCGGCCGGCCGTATAAAAGGAGAACGAAAACGGAAGTTGAGAGCGCTAACCAGCGATAACAGATATGGCGCCGATGAAGTTGCATACCGCGATAAAGTAGATGACCCATACACGCTTAAACAGTACAAACGCGAGACGCGCGCAAACGGCTTTTTAGAAGTATTGACTATGGCTTTCACCGGATTGGGAAGCGCGCATACGCGAGCTGATAAAGAGCTTCTGCGCGTAGGCGTTGAAATGATTTTAGCGCAAGGATAACGAACGTGATTCAGATTGAAACACAAGCCGGAGCGATAGCGACGGCGAACAACGACAATGTTTGTACCGGAGACGCCGCCACGTGCAATTTTTTGCTTTATATCGTGAATATGATGCCATATAGCTCCGGAGATAAACATATGGCGGCCGCGTCGTATTTCAAAAAGAATCCTCAGCTGAAAGTGACCGTGATAAAAGCTGAAATGATGGAGGATTACGACGGTGACACAATCTATTGATGAACGGCCGTTGAACGAAAAAGATATTGCCGGCCGATGTACGATTTGCAATTATGAGTGTACCGCGGAAGAAGTAGCGCTTGCCGCGTACATCGGTATGTTTTTAGTACGATTCTGCGAGACGTGCTATGTGCCTATGTACGCGCTGTTTACAAAGTTATTAGAAGACGATAAAACGGACAACGAAGAACGATATGCCGATGATGAGTGATTTTATAGATTACCGCGCCAAGGAACACCGGCGCGCCGGCTTCGTAAAATATTTTATGTGGGAAGTAGTATTCAACGACGTTGACACGGCCACTTGGTTGTGTAATTACATAAACAACGCGCTTGAATACGATACTGAAAAGCGCTTCTGGTTTGCTTGGCTATACGGTACGACATATCACGCCGCGGCCGCTTGGGTAATCCTCAACGCGTTCCCAAATTTTCACGAGATAAATATCAACGAGATGATACAGTGGAATAGCGAGAATTACAAGCGGCTTCGTTATCAGACGGACACAAAGTATAACAAAGGATTTTTGCCGCCAATGTACGCATCGTATAAGCGATTCATAGGAGACGGAACGCAACAAAAAATGTTTGAATCGTTATACGCGGATAATGAAGAAAAAACGTTCAACATTATCTGGACGGCCGTCAATATGAATATTCATAAGTTTGGCCGCATGATGACGTGGATTTATCTTCAACAGCTAAAGCATACGTGCGCGGTACCGCTTGAACCAACGTCTATGTTTTTGCGCGATTACGGCGGCTCACGTCATCACCGGAACGGCTTATTGCTCGCGTTAGGTATGGAAGACTTAATTGATAAGCGGCTTAGCGAAAAACAATATGCGGCGCTTGAATACGAAGCGCAGAAGATTATTCACGAGACTCGCGAGCGCTTCCCAGCGCACGCATATAAAGCGGATTTGTTTTGCTTAGAATCCGCGCTATGCGGATATAAAAAAATGTGGCGCGCTAATGATAGCCGGTATTTTGGGTATGCGTTGGATAGACAAGCGGAAGAGATAACGCAAGTACAAAACGACGGTTGGAGCGGTATTGATTGGAGCTTACTATGGCGAGCGCGCGAAGACGTAATTGACGCGCGATTAACGCCAAATAAAGTAATTCTCAAGGATAGGTTCACGTGGTTCGTCAATCACGGCTATATGGGAAGAGAAGAATGGCTACAAGACAAATAATCGCAATAGGCGGCCGGCCGGCTTCCGGTAAGACGACGTTGATGCGCGCTATCTTATCGCGATACAAGAACGAGCTATATGAGCCGGTACGCGGATTATATTGTCACGCCGTTCCGGAGATAAACGCGGCCGTGATAGGCAAATACGATACGCCGGAGCTATACGCCGGAACGGATAGACTGAGCATGAATATTCAACCGGCCGCGCAAACGTTCGTTCGCGATAGCTCGCTGAATATTCTCTTTGAGGGTGACCGGCTTTTTAATCTCTCATTTTTACGATTTTTGCACGCGTTGCCGGATAGCCGCGTGAGTGTGATATATTTAGACGCGCGCGACGAGATTTTGAAAAATCGTTATGAGGAGCGCGGCTCAAATCAATCCGCAATTTTTCTAAAATCGCGCGCAACGAAGTATCACAATATTTTGAAGAGCTTACCGGCCGTGCAAATTTTTAATCACAACACGCGGATTCAAAGCGATTCAATATTGAAACTTATCGAAGAATATATATTGAAAAATTGAAAATACTCTATACAAGAAAACTATTCACGATAATACTATTCACGATAATACTATTCAATATAGCGAAGTTTACTATTCACGGTAATATTCTCTAATAAATACTATTCTATATAGTACTGCTCTGATAAATACTATTCAATATAGTAAGCTCCGCTATATTTGGTAGTAAGATTTACTATATTGAATAGTATTACTACAAGTAGCGAAGATTACTATTGACTTTAGTAATGATTATTATTGAGCGTAGTAAGAGGAAGCCGTTGAGGATTTTTTTCAAAAAAAATCGTAAATAATTTGTATTTTTTCTTGAGCAACGATTTACGTGTTTATAATCAATTAAAACGGCTATAAAATAGACATTACAAAATACATTTACTCTGACATCAAATATTTTACAACCGGACCATATAAAACGGCTTAAAAACAAAACACAAAAACAACGACGTTGAACCCAAATGATAGGTTATGTGTAAAATGGGGTGAAATGGCTTAAAATGGCGCCTATTGGCAAATAGGCACTATTCTGGAATTACAAAAATGTGGATTTTTCTCCATTTTCAGTATTATCCGGCCGGAGCGCAAAAATGGAAAAAAATCGTAAATAATTTGTATTTTTTCTTGAGCGCTAATTTATGTGATTCTAATCACGTATTATTGTATAAATATAGATATTATTATATTATTTTACTCTGATACAAAGAATTACCATTATTGACCATATAAAACGCATAAAAAACAAAATACAAAAACAACGACGTTGATGTCCACTGATAGGTTATATGGAAAATAGGGTGAAATGGCTTAGAATGGCGCCTATTGGCAAATAGGCACTATTCCATATTTTGCGATTTTTGTATAAAATACGGCGCTTGACAAGCGGTAAAATGACGAGTATTGTGTTGTTATACGAGTGCGAAGCGGCCAAAAATCGTCGCAAAATCGCTCGCGACGAGCGCCGCCGGCCGTCAGATTTTCAAGACGCGACGACAAGCGCGCTATTACTTCCGGAGAAAAAAATGCTCACGATAGTCAAAAATAAAGCCGGCAAATACCGTTGGGTTGCGGTAAGTAGTACCGCTCACCGCGATGAGGATAATGAAATTGTAAGCCGCGCGGCGTTAAAAAAAGCGGTTGAACGCGCAAAATCAAGACGCGATTTTGGGCCGCTTCGATTTTGGCACGAAGCCGGCTTGGATTTAGGTTCAACGGATTTTATGGAATTGACCGATGACGGCAAATATCTCGTTGAATCCGGCCTGATATACGATAACGATATTGCGCTCAAGATAAAAAATGCGCTACAATCTAGCGAGTGGCAGATGTCCATAGGCTTTAGGCATCCGCGTACTGAGCCTGACCACGAGCGCGTGTATCATAATATTGATATATTTGAGCGTAGTATCGTGCCGTATGGAAAAGCGGCAAACAGGCTGACATCGTTTAATATGAAAGGCAGGTAGTGTATGCCCACTTTACGGAGCGATAAGCTCAAAGCGCTTAAGGAGCTAATTGGAGAAGACGCGGCCGGCGTGTTGTTGTCTTCATTGAAAGAGCGCGACACGGCCGCGAACAATCTCAACGTTGGCTTTAAATCCGCGGACGGCTTATCAGACGAACAACAGACGGCTTTGATGGACGCCGTGATTGGCGCTATCTCTGAAGACGTCGCAACGGAGAAGTGTACACCGGGCACAAAAGACGGTAAATACATGGCGACAAAAGAAGATGGCGAAGAAGATATGAGCGAAGAAGCTGATGGCGAAGAGGATATGAGCGAAGAAGAATCAGACGGTGATGAAATGTTGCTGTCTGGCGCGGACGTAAAAGCGATTGCAACGGCCGTCGCCAAAGCGCTCGCCGCGTCTATGTCTGAAATGAAAGCCATCATGCGTCAAAAATCGTCTCAACCTGATTTTATTGAATCGTTGAAAGAATATACGGCCGCGCAAAATGAATTTGCTGAGCGGTTAGTTTCAACGATGGAAGAATTGCTCACGCGCGTTAAAGCGATTGAAGAAGCGACGGACGCTGGTCACGTTCCAAGCCAAAGCTCCGCGAACGCGTTGAAAAATATGCAATCAGTATATGGAGCAACGCCGGAACAACACGTGGCTGATTGGTTGTTTAATAACCGCTAGCGAGGATGAAAATGCAATTAAGCGCTGAAGAGCTTAGCTATTTGCGTCAGTTGATGCAACAAGAACGTCTGAAGAACGCCGGAAGCAATCCGGGCATTCCGCCAACTGGTCCGGGTGGCTTGTTTAATGTGCCCGGCCTGAATCCGTATGTGTCCACAACGTTTATTCCCACTGAAGGATTGGAAGACGTATTGATGGCGCAGGGCCACGTCTTTACGTCCATTGAAGAACAACCGCTGTTCGGTATTCTTACCGGTCAAACAGCGTCTTCCGGAGAAGAAGCCACGGCATCATGTGATGAGAACGTACGCACACCCGGATATTTGAAAATGTGTGAACAAGTGTTTAAGTTTGGTCAATTCACTATGAAGACCAATCCCATTGACTTGTCACAAGCCGGCCGGATTACTAACCGCGCAACGCCGCTTGATACTCAACTTATTAATGACCCATTCAATCAGGAGCTAGCCAATCAGCTCGCGCCGCAAAGTCAGAGCGATTTTATGCGAAGCTCCGTGGCTAAAGCTATTACTGAGCTTGCGAACGATTTTAAGCGTGATTACGCTCACGTATTCTGGGATGGTAATCCAAGCAATACAACCGGCTCAACCGGTTATATTGAATACAAAGGCATGAATCAAATCATCAATACCGGTTATACCGATGTAAACACCGGCGTTGCCTGTCCGGCCGCGGATAGTCTCGTGAAAGATTTGAATTATGCTATCATTCAGAATAATCCTACAGCAACGCTTCGTATGTTCGTGGAAGTTTACCGTGACCGGCGTTTGCTCGCTTCTCAGCTTCGCGTTCCGGCCGTAAATTACGCGTGGGTGATGCGTCGTCAACTTTTCTTGGCGCTTACTGAAATTTGGCCTTGTGCGTACTATACATACCGCTGTTATGCTGGTTCGCCTAACGGTAACGCTATGGTCACAGTAAGTGGTACGGAACAAGCGATGATGCGCGACGATATGCGCGCCAATCAGTATCTTCTTATTGACGGCGAACGCGTACCGGTTATTATCGACAACGCCATGGCTGAAGTTAACCATTCAAACGGCAATTTCAGTAGCGACGCATACTTGGTACCGTTGTCTGCACCCGGAAGCGGATTTGCCGACACCCAAGGCAAGCTTACGTATATTGAGTATTTCAATTACCGTAACAGCTTTGGCTTCCAAGGAGAATTGGAGCGGCTTGGTATCGCGATGAATGGGCAATTCCGTACCAGCCCAGACGGCCGCTATATTGTGATGTTGCCGGCGCCAACGGCGTTCTGCGTACAGGTGATGATGCGTACCAAGAAGCGTATTATTTGCCGCACGCCGTTCTTAGCCGCTCGCATTAGCAACGCGCAGTACAACGTTTACATCCACGAGCGTGACCCACTGCCATCATCGTCGTTCTACGTCAATGGCGGCAACACATCGTATATTCAGACGTCGTACCCACCGTCAAATTAACGGTATTTTTCGTTGTTGTGTCTAGATTGTTTCAGCGCCACGGCAGACTATCAGGTTGATAGAATATACAGCAAGACGGCCTGCCGTGGCTTAAAATGGCAAATAGACACAATATTGTATTCTTAGCAGAACGGAGAAGCCGCGCAAGGAGCGGCGCGGCCTATCAAAATGACACTGATTTCAATCGTAATTCCATATCACTTAGCGCACGCGACGGTATGCCGGCAGGCCGTCGCGTCCGTGTTATATCAGACGGTATCTGATTTTGAAGTAATCGTGGTGAATGATTCTAGTCTTCCAAATTACCGTTTTAAAGATAGCCGCGTGCGTTGCGTATCTTCTCACGGCTTAAAGCTTGGGAAAAATCGCGCGGCCGTTGCGCGTAACTTTGGAACGGAACACGCCGTTGGCGATTTTGTAGTATATCTTGACGCTGATGATTATCTCCTACCGCGAGCGCTGGAGATTTTGTTGCGCGGCCACGTAAATCATGATAAAACATACACGTATAGCAGTCACTACAACGGCGCGTATCATATGCGGCCGCCGGATTACAATCAGGAGACGTACAAATCATTCAATATTCATCCAATAACGTGTTTGATACCAAGAAAAGCGGTTATTGATGTTGGAGGATTTGACGAAGACGCGGCCGGTTGGGAAGATTGGACGCTATATTTGCGATTAGCAATCGCCGGTTATTGTGGTGAATTCCATCGCGGACCAATATTTGTGTACCGCGATGAATATTCAATAAATCATGTGCAAGACGTTGCCGGTGGAGCGGAGCTGATGGAGCGCGTTGTCGCTCCGTACAAAGTAAAAGGAGCTATCAATATGGCGGCTTGTTGTGGTGGTGGAGATAAGAGCGGCGTACAACGGATTGTCACGGCGATGTCGCCGGTTGAACCGTTGCCAGATGGTATGATTCTATTGGAGTATACCGGCGATATGTTAGGCACAGCGACATGGCGCCATCCTAAATCCGGCCGGATTTATCGCGCCGGCCGTAATCCAGCAAACAGGTTCATCCGCGTTCCGGCTGAAGACGAGGAATGGCTGACGCAATTCCGCTTCCGTCGCGCTATGCCTGAACAACCGCTTACGCCGGCGCCGGCGCTCGCGGAGACGATTGAAATTGCCGTGGAAGAAGCTCCGGTTGCGGAAGCGTTCGTTGAAGATACTGAAACGGACGTACCAACAACGCCGTTGTCGGATTTTAAAGAGCAGGTGAAGCGTGGCAGACCAAAAAAGAATTGAACTGAACGTAGTGATGCCGGTATACGGCCGCGAACATCAATCAATAGCCGCAATAAAGCAGTTACGCGCCACGGCCGGTTATGAAGCATCTTGGACGGTGATTGGCGGATTAAACGAAGCCGGAACGCTTAATATGATGCCAAATACGTGTCGTAGAATTACGGCCACCCACGATACGTTGACATATTGGCAAGCGCTCGCGTTAGCGACGCAATACACTGAAGATGATGTTTATATTGTGAACGTTGCTAGCGATGTTTTAGGTGTCAATGGATGGTTAAAACGCGCGGCTGATTATCTTACCGCGCGGCCGGACGTCGTATTTGGATTCAATGGAGACGGCTACGAGGATTATCACGCGTGCCACTTCGCGATTCAAATGCGAAAAATCCGTCAATACGGTGGTTGGCCGCAATGGTATTACCACAATTTTGGAGACACGGAGATTATTCAACGAGCTATCGCTGAGAGCGCGTTTCATAAAGACGCGTGGGCGATTCTTTTTCATAATCATCCGTACGTAGCCGGAGCGGATTCTGACGACGTCTATCAGCGCGGTAATTCCACATACGAACGCGATATGTTATTGTACGAGCGGAGGAGACGAGCAAATTGGACATTTATGCCAACCTAATTGTATGGGCGCTCATTGTATATCGTATATCTGATGATATCGCTCATCTAGACGGCCCATTTGATATTTTTTCTATTCTTCGCGGATATAGTTATCACCATATCGTTCCGGCTTGGATAACGAACGGCATACACTGCCCTATTTGTATTAGTTGGTGGCTATCGCTTTGTTTGGTAGCGTATTATGGTGATATACGATATTTTTGCGCGGCCGGCGTTACTACGTTGATTGTACGTTTTACGCTGAAGTATGACTGACGGTTAGAATTGAGGATTGTATGGCCGTATCGCTAAATAAATGGCTTTACTACATGAGTATGCACCCGTGGCATTCATATCAGCTAGCCGGAAGCCTAGTGCCGCTTGAATCAAAATGTAACGCGCTTGTATACGAGCGTTCTTGGCAAGGCGCGGAACGCGCCGGCCGCGCGGATATACGCCGCGCAATCGCGGACGCTGAACAAATGTTCTACAACGTTACCAATTACGCGCCGCGTCTTACTTATCGCGAAGTCACCGTGCCTTGGCCGGTTATGGGCGATTACAGATTCAACAATTATACAAGTCTAGATACACGCAATCATTGGTTAGGATTGAACGCGCCAGACGGATATATCAAGGCGTTAGGCTATGAACATACTACCGCGGCCGTGTCCGCGGCGCTTACGTACAGCGACGATGATGGTGATGGTATATACGAGACGGCAACGGCCGTCGCGAACGTACCGGCCGGAACGACAAACGATGAGGTGTATGTTACATTTAGCGCCGGAGATTATTTATACAACGACGGTATTGTGATTCAGCCGCGCGCCGTCTCTATCGTCGCGAACGTCGCAACGATTACGTTTGATGCGTGGACGTTGGTCCGGCCTATCGTATACACCGTTGCGCGGCCTATGCCGCTGGACGTAAGCGATATGCCGCCAAGCGCCACTAGTCCATACGCCGCTTCTGTGGACGTATCGCGAAAATATTGCGACGGTACCGGAACGACGTTGGACACTGCTCAAGCTGTTCTTATATGGGAATCAGCGCCATATCCGTCTTGGGCTATTCCGTACACGTTCGCGGTAAACGCTCCTGACCCATCGGCCGTTGCATACGCTATCGCGCGCGCCGGTATACGCGACGCGCGAAGCGGTATTGTGTATGCTGGCGAAGCGATATATAATGCGAGTAGCAACACGTGGACAGGCCGCGTAGATTTTTCTCAGTACCGGCCGCCGGATAGAGTGAAATTGCGTTATTTAGCCGGCCGCGATGAAGAGTACATTGATGTTGCTATTGCGCGTTTGGCGGCCGCGGTTATGGCGCGGCGTATCTGCGCTTGTGAAAGCTCAAACAAAGAGATTTATGAGTGGCAGATAGATTACGCGCGGTTGGGCGCTACCACTGAAACGTATGCGCAACCATCGGACATGACCAACCCGTTTGGTACGCGTAAAGGACACGTGTATGCGTGGAGAGTAGCACAACAAACACAACGGCTAACCGGTATCATAGCAGGATGAGGTGAACGATGAACTTTGATTCTGACGAGCTTATCAAAAATGGTAATGTACGGACGTTCGCGCAATACGGCGGCGCCGGTACAAAAAAGTATTTTTATGGAGACGGCACTCAGTATAACTTTATTGAATCGCCGGAGATACCCACCAACGGTAGTATTGACCCAATCTACATGCCATCGCCGCGCCGCGCTAACCGGTATGAGCTAGTTGGCCGTCAAATTGGCGCGCCATCGCTTCCCAAAGCGAAGATTACATTCAGCGAAAAGTGGGATGGTATTCCGCGTATGCTGATGGCGCCTAAATGCCCTATGAACTTTTATGAAGTACATAGCCGTTGCGGCGATTTTAGCGATTTCAACCGCGGTTGGGAAGGATATATCAATATTTATTCCCAATTTATGCCTACTGATACCATTGATTTAGGCAACCGGAACAATCAGACGGCCGATGAAATGTTGATGGACGGCGTTAATTTCACCGGCGTCGCGCTCTATCCGGTTGGTCAGTTATCGTTTGGCGAAGAAGCGACAACGCAGGTGGTAATGGAAGTCATTGATGCGGTGTACGGAACACAGATTCAATGCTCAAATTGCGGCGTTCCAAACGACGGTTCACAATTCATTTACGCGGTAACGCGCGCCAACGTTGGTTCGCCAAGCGCACCCGGACAGCTCGTGTATACGCTTGACGGCGGCGATACGTGGAACACATCACTGATTACCGGTATTGGAACAACCAATTCTCCTACGCTGATTGATATCGCCGGTAATGTGCTGTTTGTCGCGGCTGGTTCGTCTTTGTTTTACACGGTATTGAATAGTACTACCGGCGCGCCGTCAACATGGTCTAGTCTTACGACGCCGGCCGCGTTTACGGACGTATACGTGCGTTCCGCCAATGAGATTTATTTTGTTGGTACCGGTTCAACTAATATCTACCGTACCACAGATATTACCATTGCGGCATCTTCGATTGATTACGGCTCAAGCGCTAATCTCCATCGGATTACCGGCTATGATTCTACCATCATCGCCACCGGCAATAGCGGTACCGTTCGATATAGCACCAACGCCGGCGTAACGTGGACAAACGCCGTCGCGCCGGCCGCGTCGCTTACTCACGCGGTTGCCGCGCGTCGCGGTTATTGGATTGTTGGGAACAACGCCGGTAACGTCTACGTGAGCCGCGATAACGGCAATTCATGGACTTTGGTACAATTCCCAAATTACGGTACCGGAAGCGTGACGGATATTGTTATGGTTACCAACGAAGTTATCTGGATTGCTCAAAACGTTAGCAACGTTGCGTATCTCGCAACGACGATGGACGGCGGCGATACGTGGGCAAGTAATTCAACCGGCAGTATGCGTATTGTAAACTTCCCAACGTTTCAGTCTATTTCGCGTATGGCGGCGCCTATTGACGCGGACGCGGCTGTGGCGGCTAACTATCTCACGTTGGGCGGCTTAGCAACCGGCGGCGGCGATGGCTTTTTGATTAGCGCTTCGCCAACTTTGGTATAACGTAGACGGATTGGTGTCTATTTGCCAATAGGCGCCATTCTAAGCCACGATACACCATTGAGCTGTATATCGTATTGGACCAGACTATTACGAAGCGGCTAAAACACGCGTAAACAACCTGTATGGATAGCAGACGTGCGACAAGCGCCTAGCTCCAAGCGCTTCCATACAGGCCTATGGAGCATTTTATATGGTAAAGGAGCTATATGACCACTAATCAGATTACATTACCGGTGAGCGGCGTCACGCTTACGGTACGACGGCAACCGATGGACATTATGCTTATGCTTCAATCGCGAGCGCGCGCGCTCCACGAAGCTCCGGCGATACCGCAAGTCACGGAAGAGATTGGCCCCAATCAGACGATTACGCGTGATGATACGAGTAATCCGGATTATATCCGCGCTTTAGCTGAATATGAACAAAAATGGACAACGAGCTTTGGCGAGATGCTTATCACCGTTTTAGCGCGTACGTGTATTGTAAAAGACGCGACATTTGAAAAGCATATCGCAGACGCTCGCGACGTTCAGCAAACGTACAAGGATTTAGGCGTTGAGGTACCGGAAGATATAAATGAATTTGCGATTAAGTTCATTATTGCGGTATCAGCGGAAGATATCAATTATTTGATGATGGAAGCGTTCGGCAAGTCTATGCCTAGTGAGGGGCAGGTGGCGATGCGCGCCGCGATGTTTCAAAGTTAGGTATAAACGGCGCGACATACGGTATTTTAGAATGCCGGCCGGTTCAATATCTTACTCGTTTGAATATCTTTGCCGCGAAGCCGCGCGTTGGTCTTATTATACATATGTACAATTTTGTCGTTTGCCTGTTGAAGAACAGGCGGCGATAATCGCGCACTATGAGCTAGCGCATAAGTTAGAATATCTAACCGCGCGCGACGCTCAGAAAAGGCAGAACAAATGAGTAATTTACCAAAAGCCGGTGTTCAGCTCGTCGCTGAAAACTTTAGCGCGTTCTTGTCTACGATGGGGCAAGCTAATAAGAGCGTTACTGATTTTGCCGCTGACGCCGGTAATTCTATGGCGCGCGTAAATACGGCCGTAAACGGCGTTCAAACGGCCGGCGCGGTTGGTCAGATAGACGATATGGGCCGCGCGATGGATAGGCAACACGCGCCGGCGTCGCGCTTTGACCAAATTTTATCCGGCGCGTTTATGAACATCGGTATGGCAATCACCGGTAAGCTTATGCAAGGCTTTAGCGCCGTAAGCGGTTGGTTGCTAAGCGCTCCGCAACACGCGGCTAGCTTCGCGGATAAGATGAACCGGTATTTCGCCGTTGCGGATAAAGCGGCCGCGGATATGGGAACGGAAGTTGAATCACTTATTTTAAAGCTAGGCCAAGAGCTTCCGGTGTCCGCAAACGATGTTGCGGATGCCGCTATTGAGCTTGCTAAAGGAGGATTGACCGCGGCTACGCTTCAGGCCGGAGCGCTAAAAGACACAATCAACTTCGCGACGGCTTCCAATTTAGGCCTTGCGGAAGCTTCAAACATTGTAATTAAACAAATGGGTACGTTTACGGCCGTTGGCGCGTCCGCTTCTGACCAAGCGTCGTTTATGGCAACGTCCATGGATTTACTTACTAAAGCCGCCAACACGTCTTCCGTTGATGTCGGAGAATTGGCGCACGGATTACTACAAGCTGGCGGTACGGCTAAAGCCGTTGGCGTTGATTATAAAGATTTTGTGATGATAATGGGCGCGTTATCGCCGGCGTTCAGTAGTAGCTCAGAAGCCGGTACGAGCTTCAAAAACTTCTTGTTGCGTTTACAACCAACGTCAGATAAAGCCTATGAACAAATGGCTGATTTGGGCTTAATATCGCGCGATACTACCAAAATGCTTAATTACTTAAGCTCAGTTGGATTAAAGCCGGCCGGCGATGACGTCAGTACACTATCGCAACAGATAGCCGGCTATCTTAAAAATACGCAAGGCCTAAAAAATAAAGACATAGAAAAGTTTTTCAAATTTGAATTGAGTACAAACACGTTATACGACGCTAATGGTCAGTTGAAGAGTATGGCGGAAGTTTCCGGCATTCTCGCAACCGCAACGGCCGGATTAACTGACCAACAAAAATCATTAGCGTTTGCGACGATATTTGGGAACGACGCGATGGGCGCGGCCGTTCAGCTCGCATCGTTAGGTAAGAACGGTGTTGAAGCGTTTTCAAATCAGATGGCCGGCGCGAACGGCGTTCAAGAGATGTACGCCGCAACAATGAAAGGAGCGGAGCTTGCCGCGAGTAATTTTGAAGGCACTATGGATACGCTACAAACGAGTATTGGAACGCATTTTTTGCCGCTTATGGAGCAATCGTATAATTTGGGCAATAGCGTTGCTTCTGTTTTTCTTAATATCTCTCAGGCACTTCGCGGCGATACGGAAGCGATGAAAAAGTTGGGGCCATCCGGAAAAGCGGTATTGACTTTTTTACAGGATAGTATCACAACATATAACGAGCTTAAAACGGCATTCACCGGATGGTGGACCACACAAACGTCTACCACCGGCGGCCTAACGCAAACATACAATGCCGTATCGTCTTCCGCTCAGAAGCTCGTTGGCTTCTTGGCGTCTTTAGGGCAATATCTTACGCCATTAACGCAAGAATGGGCGTATTTGGACACGACGTTGCGTCAGATAGCAACGGAAGCCATGCCGATGTTAAACGATTTTATGAGTATATTTGGAAGTAATCTGAACGGTGAATCGCAGGTGATAACGTCCGTTTTCGCGACGGCCGTTGATATTATTGCGTTTTCTATCCGGTATATAGTACAAACGGTTGGTAACGGCGTGTTATCTATCATCCGTATTTGGAATGAAATATCGCCGGTAGTAGTACCGTTGTTGAAATATATTTATAACAACGCATCGGCAATTTTTTCTAGCTTACTTGAGGTTGGTAGACTTGCGTTGGCCGGCCTACGCGCGGTGTTCACCGGAGATACTACCGCGTTGGTTGAAGCGTGGCAATCGTTTGGAACGCGTATGACTGAAATTTGGTCTACGTGGCTGAATACTACTATTAACATATTTGCGCCTATCGCGCAGGATTTAGCAAAACGGTTCAACGCGTTTATCAACGAGCTTCCGCAAATGATATTACGCGCCGCGTATAACGCCGGCGTATACGTCGCGCAGACGCGTAACAACATCGTCAAAGGATTTACGGAAGCGTGGGACACGGCGACATACGTGTTTAAAAATGCGTGGCCGATGATGTTAGGCGCGTTGTCGTCTTTTCCAAGTAATATGACAAATTGGATTAAGTCAACGTGGACGTTTGTTGAACGTCAATTTAATAACCTATGGCGATGGGATAACGTGGGCAAGAACATGACGGACGGCTTTATCAAGGGCATATTTGATAATATAGGCAAAGTATGGTCAGCAATGGTAGCGTTCGCGACAAAAGTATTAGAAGCATTTAACGCCGGCGTTGAATCCCAATCGCCAAGCCGCGCATTTATGCGCGCCGCGAAAAATGTGACGGACGGCTTTATTGTCGGAATTGACAAGCAAGATTCTAAAGTATACGATGCGATAAGCAAGCTTGCTACCGGCGTTGTTTATACCGCGAACGGAAGCATTGACAAGGCGCGCGTTGTGAATAATTACTATAGCACGAGTAGTCAAACGGCCTACAATCTAGGCGTAACAACGGCCGCTTCCGCTCCGGACGTTGTCGCCAACTTTAATCTCTTACAGGTGATGACATGAGCAATATTCTTCCGTCTTTACCATCTATCAATCAGCCTAGCGCGTACAACGCGTGTAAAGGAGCGTTGTCCATTATCGCTCCGCAAACGGCTATCAATCTTTGTACTAATCCGTCTTTTGAAACAGGATTGAATAATTGGTGGTCTGGCGCATTTTCTGCGAGCTTTAATTCCGGCGTTGCTCTTATTTACGGCGGCGCGCCATTTATTAGCGCGACGGCCGCGCAGATGCTATGCGTTAGTTTTTATATCTATAATCAAACGACGGCCGCGAAGACTTATACAATCAATCTTTTTCGTTCAGGATTAGCGACGCCGGTTGCAACGTGGACGCATACCGCGCCATCTAAAGTATGGCGCCGTTTTAGCGGCGTGGCGTTAATACCTGTTACATCGCAATATTTTTTTCAGATTCTTGGAACGGATTTTTATATTGACGCGTGTCAAGTTGAAGTAGTATCTGGACATCAGGCAACAACGTATTTTGACGGAAGTTTTACCGGTAATATATCGCAGAATCAGTTAGCGGCGCCGTTATACTCTTGGCAAGGCAAGGCGCATAATAGCCCAAGCGTCCGGAGCGCTAACGCGGCGAACGGCGGCCGGCTAGTAAACTTATACAACGAGCTAGGATTCATTATTGTCGGAATAACCGGCGCTGATATGCCGGTATACGATAATCAAACGGTTGAATATTACGGTACGGACGGCGCGGCCTTGCAAGATATTATCACGCCGCCGCGTCAGGTGAATATTATAGGCCGGATATACGGAACGACACGCGAAGATTTACACAGAAAAATATCGTTGTTTACTGAATATTTTTCGCGAGATACGACGGCGTTCAAACAACCAAAATCGTTTCAATTTCAACACTTAGACGACGATGGCAATGCGGTAGGCATACCGCTAAGTTTTAGCGGCGTAATACAAAACACATTTCAAATACCGTTAGGCAACGATATAGGCGTGCAGGCCAACATTCAGCTTCAGATGATTGACCCATACTTTTATGGGCACGATGAATCTACCGTATTTGAAAACGCAAATACAATACTTCAAGCTACGTTCTCATACGTTCCTGAATATACCGCGCAAACGGCGTTAAATTGGACAACGTATATCCAAGCGGCCGGTCAAGTTAATTCAACCATAACTTCTATTGCCATAAGTCCAAACGGTATCGTATATTTTGGCGGCACGTTTACTCAGGTAAACAGTATTGGTATGAATTATATCGCGTCATATAATCCTATCACCGGAACGTTTGCCGGATTAGGCGCAACGCCGTCTACCGTGTTGAACGGTAGTGTTAGCGGCTTAGCCGTAACGCCGGACGGCGCGCACTTAATTATCGTTGGTTCTTTTACGACGGCCGCCGGAGCGGCCGCCAATCGCGTCGTTGGATATAACATTGTGGCCAATACGTTTTTTACATTAGGCGCCGGCGCCGGCGGCGGCGTAAATAACTATTGCTCAGCCGTGGAGATACGCACAAGACGATTTACCGGCGGCGTATATCCGTATCAGATTTTCATCGGCGGCGCGTTCACGGCTTCAACGTCCGGAACGGCGATGAATCGTATGGCGTATTTAGATACTACAACCGGTAATTGGACGGCGTTTGGTACCGGAAGCGGCATGAACAACGAAGTCTTTTGCCTTGCGTATAATAACAATCTTGACCGGATTTATATTGGCGGTAATTTTACAACAAGTCAAGGCGGCGCGGTAACGCTCAATTATATCGCGTACGTTAATTTAACGGCCGCCGGTACCACGGTACCTATGTATATTGGCTTTAACAACGCCGTATACACGATATATACAGACGACGTTGACAACGCGCTCTATGTTGGCGGAAGCTTTACCGCGTTGGCCGGCGGCGCCGTTGCTATGTTACGCGCGGCTTCGTATACCGGCGTTGTTTGGAATCAGTTAGATGCCGGCGTTGATAATAATTTAGTATACGATATTACGAAGTACAAAAATGGATTTTTAGTCAGCGGAACGTTTACGAGCGTCAACGGCAACGCGTTTCAGGCGCGCGGCGCGGTATGGTACAACGGTCAATCATTTTATCCGGTGGGCTTTGATTCTCGTTCCGCGAACGGATATTATACCGCGCGACAAAACGCGGACGGCGTCTTGTATCTTGGTAGCATCGGAGCTTCTCCAACGCTTGAACGCGGTACGGCTTCGCTATCGCTCGTCAACAATAGTAGTACCGCGGCCGCGATTATGCGTTGGCAATTCTATACAAACGCTGATGTGTCGGATTTTTATATTCACGCGTTAATGAACGCGACGCAACAAACACAAATATCGCTTAAATATCTAAACGTTCAGACGAACGAGATTGTTGTTGTAGACGCTAAATATGGCAATATCGCTTCTGATATTTTTGGAAGTCAAACGCGGTATTTATTAGGCGCTTCAGGTATAACCACGATGCGCGTGTTGCCTAACAAGAATTATTTGGTTGCTTATTTTTCTGTTACCACAACGTCTTTTGGGCCGTCAATTACCGCTCGTATAACGGCTATTTGGACGCAAACGTTCAATACGATTTTTGATGGAATTAACGCCGTATGATTACAATATCGTTACGAGTAGCGACGCCTGAAAATGCTATTTTAGGATTTATCAATAATTACCGTGACTTGCGCTACGTATTGCGCGGAGACGGTAAAATTGCCGCTTGTGAATTCACGGTACCTAATAGTTATTATGATTGGTTCAATCCGGACAATACTGACTTCCGGATTACGATATGGAGAAGCGTCAACAATCAAATAAGTTTGCTTGAAGGACAAACGGAATATTTGACGGCTATATTCAAGATTACAGACACGGATATAACCGTGACGGCCTACTCGTTGATAGAGCTTACGCGCCGGCGCGTCAACGCCTATCCGGCGAACGATACTACATACTCCAAATTTACTTCCGCGTATACCGGTAATATCATGAAAGCGCTTGTCCGTACAAATATGACCGCGAGCTATAACGCGCTCAGAGACGGCGACGATTCATATGTGGTAGTACCTAATTTAACGGTAGACGCGAACGCTAATGACGGCGTTGTTACTACCATAAGTTGTTCGCGCAATAACGTTTACGATACTATACAAACGCTTGCCGCTAATTCTCAGCAAGCCGGAAGTTGGCTTGTAGGTACGATTATCAGTAACGGAAGCGCGTGGACATTCAAAACGTTTGCGACGGCGTTTGGCGTAAATCGTACCGGCGAACAGGCGTTGAGTATGGATAACCGGAATATTGAACAAATTGAATTGACGTACGATTTTGGAGATGAAGTCAATTTTGCAATAGCGGCCGGCTCAGGCTCTGACACCGCTCGTTTTATAGGTACCGCGAGCGGAACGTCAATCACGCGTTCAATCTACGCGCGGCGTGAATCGTTGTATAGTAATCCTCAGTTGCGTACGCAAAACGCTGTTGACGCGGCCGCGACGGCCGTTGTACGCATATCGCGGCCGGCGTTTAGCTTCAAATGTAGTCTTCTTCAAACGCCGGATTTTATCCGCGGAATAAATTACGACGTTGGCGACATATTGAACGTGTTATTTATGGGCCGGACGTATACCACGCGGCTAGACGTTATTGAAGTGAGTATAGATTCTTCCGGTATAAACGAAAAAGCGGAATTGAGGTTGATATGATTGATTTTTTTCGTCAGAATCAAATATTTCAATCGCGAACGCGAGACGCTACGAACGTTGAATTGCCTGATGCGTGTATATCGCTCCGGCGTACCGCTATTGTCGCGCTAACGGCTAACGCGTGGACAAATATTACGTGGCAAGCGCAAATCCGCGGTCAACAGATTACGTGGAACGGTACCACAACAATTACGCTTCCGGCCGATGGATATTATCAACTCAGCTTATCGTACGCGACGAGCGCAACAACCAATACCGTCGTTGGCTTAATCATCAACGCCACGATTTTTCAAAATATGGGCGCAATAACCGCTACCACGATACCGACAACGGCGTATCACGCGAGTATGACGCGATATTTTAGCGCCAACGATACCGTCGCTATACGCGTGTACTCAACCAACGCCGTTAATCTTAACGCCGTCGCTGAAAATAGCGCATTTGAGTCTCCTATCCTCCACGTCATTCAGCTAACGCGTACCGCGTTATAGCAAATATACAAATATACGCAATATAACAAAATATAAGCCACGAGACGATATTGAGCTGATAAAAGATACAGCTGAATGTCGTCTCGCGGCTTAGAATGGCGCCTATTGGCAAATAGGCACTACTCTGTCGCGATAATCTCGTCAAGATAGCGGACGGCCGCGGCGGCGTTCTTTACGGCTTCGCGGATATACGATTTGTCTTGCTCAAGCGCGGTAAGCCAATTTGCGATATACGACAAGTGGTCATCGCGTATGGCGTCGTACGATACATTGAGCTTGGCGCATAGCATCGTCGCGCCTATCTCCGCACATAGCTCCTCTTTAGCGCGGATTTGTATATCATCGCCGGAGCGGATAAGCGTATCACGATTGAGACGGCTAGCCGCTCCTGTCCAATGGATAAGCTCGTGCGATAACGCGCTGTAATAAAGCTCCGGAGATACAAACGAGTGAAATGGCGGCATTTTGATAATATCCTTACGGCGGCTATAAGCCGGATTATCCGGCCATTCAATAATCTCCGCTCCAACGCGTTCAATCCAGCGTTCAATATCCGGTACCGGCGCGCCGGCGTTCCCAATCTCTTCAACCGCGTACGCTTCTCCGGCTTCGTTCCGGACGTCTTCCGCGTTAAATACGTGATATGCGCGCGGCGGCCGCTCTGAAAGAATCTCGTTGCCGTTCGCGTCAATATCGCGTTTAGTCAACGGTGGCGAGTATACCGCAACGCCGCTATGCTTTACCGGATGATATCCAAGCTTATTCCACTGATTGAACGTGCCCCATACCGGCGTGGCGCGCATCTGAAACACCAACACAATCACGTTCGTTCCGCTGTACGCTTTTTCAGAATCTACGTTGTACGGTAAGAAAATCTTGTGCGAGCGACGGTATTTGCCGTCAGATTGATGCGCGCTAAGCTCCGCAATAAGCTTCTCAGATAGCTCGTCAATTACTTTGTCGTACGCGTTCGTCATCGTCGTCTCCTTTACGATACCGGCCGCCGTTCCGCGGCCGGTACGGTCAAATTATCTACTTAGCATCTAGCCGGTTGGTTGATGGATTAAAATACCGTACCGTTTCAGTAAACGGACAAGGATGGCCGTAAATGGTCTGCGGATTACGGATTGGCGCCGCTATCCTGTACCGGCCGTCCGCGCAAGGCGTTACGGTAAATTCAGCGAGCGTCTGGCCCCATAGCGCCAAATTTTTTTCGCTGAAATAATACGGTTCAGTATCTTTCGTAGCGTTCTTGATATCCTCAATGTTCACGTTCGTCTCCTCTTATAATCCGTCAGCGGCCGTATCGTTTAACAACATCGGATAATCGTATACATCAGCGACAACCATGCCCTCATTTTTGTAATCCATCAACGGCTCAACCATTACGTATTGTGTAAAGTATCTGTACCAAATTGATACATCTTCCGTTCCCATCTCTTCGCTCATATCGCTCGCGACGCGACGCGCTTGAAGAAGCGTACCTATCAATTCAATCTCGCGATTTGGTCCGCGTACGAAGTAGCGCACGCCGTCTTTTGTCGCTGTCCGGTAGTGGCGAGACTTCGCAAACCAATAACCGCGCAACCACACAAGGCATTCCGTAATCGTACCGGTGAACGCTTCGTTGCCGCCGTGAAAATCGTTAATCAGGCCGTTGTGAATGCGGTACCGGCCGTTGTAGTGATTCAGCGTAAGCTCCGGATGCGCTTTCAAGTTTGTCTTCAACGTTTCAAGCTTGCTCATGTTCGTCTCCTCTAAATCTCTGATACACGACAATATCCCAAAAATGCGCCGTCATCCATATAGTTAGCGGAAGTGTACACAACAAACACGTCTTCTTCTTCCGCGGCGCACGCATCCGCGATAACCGCGCCGGCGCTATCTAGCGCGCGGCCGTTCAGAAGCTCCGTGATGTTCGATACGCTCGTCAACATACCAAATACAGCGGCGTCTTCCGCGGCCGCCGCGCGATACGATACGCGCACCGGTAATCCGCTATCAACATACTCAACCACGCCATCGGTTGACCGGCGCGATACCGGTTGAACCAACCATTTCAGCTTCCGTCGTTCGCTCTGTCTCATCGCAATCTCCTCTTTGTACTACTCGCTGGCTATTTGGCGCGTTTGGCGCGCTCGTTGGCTACGTATTCAGAAAACGGCATTTGAAGCATAGCGGCTGATACATACATATAACTAAGAACGCCGCCGCGGATAACGTACGTGATTGGCGCGTCGTTCTTGATATGCTCGTTCACGTTGTCCGCGATAATCGCCAACATATAACGGCCGCCATCGGCTTCGCGTATCCAGATATGACCGCGGATGGAGCTTTCAATCCGCGAGTATACCGGCGCCGTTTCAATACGAACGGCGCCGCCGCTCTTCAACCAATAAATCTCTCCGCATACCACGTCTTTGCTTTTCATATCGTTGCTCCTGTCTAGCGATATTTATGGCTATTACAAAGGATTACTTTGCGCGAGCTAACGCTGAAGCGCTCGTCAGAATTAGCCATTCCCTTGCGAACGCAAACCAACTTAAAAATAACGGCCTTCACGACGCCGTCAAGACGCCAAACACCTGTTTCAACGTCAAAATAATCCGTATCGCCGATGATTGCGCGAAACATCCAAAAATCGCCTGTTTTGTACTTACGCGTATCAAACACGTACGTTTTGAGCGCGCGTACCGCTTCGTTGAATGCGATATCGTCGTCAAAGCTCGTGCGCGCCGTTTTTGGCGTTAACGTCTCTGCGATGTAATAGCGTAATTCACCGTTGACGGTTGCGCCCACTTCGATTGACGCCGCAAATTGTTCGGGCATTGTTCCCATCGCGTTAGCTCCTCTCATTACTAGACAACTCATTCAGGCCGGCTATCCGTTCCGGCGATACCGGCCGCCGTTCCGCGGCCGGTATTTCGTTGCGGCTATTTGTTGCGAAGATACATACCGCGCGCCGTATCTTTGACCAGCTCGCGCGTCTTTTCGTCCAAAATCTTTGGGCCGTGGAAGTTCAAGCGGAACGATGTGTCAGGCGCTATCACTACCACTTCGTGCCAGAAGCACTTTTGGCCGTGGTTATCGCCGCCGTGGATGCGGCTTCCGGTTACGCAGAGCTGATGCCATTCAATCGTTACCTGCGCGCCATCGGCTTCAAACGCGATTGGTTGGTTGGCGGCCTGAGCTACTGCGCGAGTGGCGGTGGCGCCGTGGTTCGTCTGTTCCATCATCTCAATGCTCCTATCATCTACGATTAACAGCTATATACTAGCTTGAGACCAATCATAGCGTATATTATAATATTTGTCAATAGGGGCAAAGATTAGAATTAAATTAACAAAGCGTACGTCAAATTGGTACGTCAAATTGGTACGTCAAATTCAGCGATTATACCTATGCGCGGCCGTTCTATTATCCTATAATCATATTGTATTAACTTTATACAAGGAGACGCGGAATGCCTGCACGATTACAAACGGATGAGCGGCCTGTTATTGCGAGCATCACTATACTACCGACACAAAAGACGTGGTTGGAGAATCGCGCGCGGCGCTTATCGCTTCGCTATGGTAAACATATTTCAGTATCAACGATAATCCGGACGTTGATTGATAATTACGCGGTAGAAGCGGAAGCGGAAGCGGAAGCGAACGAAGCGCCGTTGTCGGAGATTGTCGGATGAGCTTCACGGCGATATCTAATCATTTCATTGATAACGATATGAACGGCTTGTCAGCGTCCGCGGTTGTCGTTTATATCGCTATTTGTCGGAAGACGAGCGGCTGGCAGAAAACGCATGATATCATCGCGGCTTCGCAATTTACCGCGATGACCGGATTGACGAAGCCTACCGTGATACGAGCGATACGCGAGCTTGTAGCGCGCGGCGTGATAAACGTTACAAGCTCCGTGGCCGGCAACGCGTACGCGCTTTCAGATACGATAACGATTGACCGGCCGTCTTGTTGCGAAGCGAACGAACAAACGCGTATGTTCTCCGGTAAAGATTCTTTACCGGTAGACGTTGAAGCCGGTAAAAAATCTTTACCGGTACCGGTAAAAAATCTTTACCAACAAAAGAAACAGAAAAAAACAAATAACAAGACGCACGATGCGCGTCTTGAGACGTGGCCGTTTGTCGTGTATAGACGGCTTACGCATCTCAACGTTCCGTTTGCGTATCGCGACGCCGTCGCGGAGCTTACGAACGAAGCGGCATGGACGGCCGCGATTACAAAATGGATAGGCCGCGGATATAGGCCAAACGCGATTCAAGGAATGCTTGAATGGTATGAAAAGGAGCGCCGTGATGGACGACAAGTCAGACAAGATGATGGCCGGCAATCTACACTCAAAGAGTACATCGAAGCCAACCAACACTTCATGGAATGAGTATGATTTGGCCGGTATTACGACACCGGATATGACGTATGATGAGCGCTTCCGCGCCGTGGCGCGGTATTGGGCAGAACGGAACAAGCGGACCAAAACGCGGACGGCCGTTGAATACAAGACGCCGGCGTTGACGTCCGGTTGTAATTGCGATGGAAGTGGTTGGTATATGCTAGAAACAGCGCCGCGCAAATTTGAGCTTACTAAATGCACGTGCGGCGCGGCCGGAGCTTCGCGGAATGAGCGGCAATTATCTCGCGAGCTTGATATGCTCGCCGGTAAGACGTTTGACAATTTCAACGTTCAGCGAGCGTACCGCGATTTGCCGGACGCAAGCGCGAAGCTTCAAGCGCAAATGGTTCAAATAGCATACAACAAAGCGCGACAATACGCGGAAGCGCCGCGCGGATGGTTATATATTCACGGACGTCCGGGTGTCGGCAAATCGCATCTCGCGGCCGCCATCGCTAATCGCAATAGACATATGAGCGTTATTTATCGAAGTATGCCGGCGTTCTTGGATATTATCCGCGAACAATCCAACGCGCTTGAAACGTTAATGACGCAGATAGCAACCGCTGACTTAGTTATTATTGACGATATAGGAGCGGACAACCGGCCGTCAGAATGGGCAGAAGCGCGGATATTCAGCGTGATAAACAACCGCGTTGATAAGCCTACCGTGTACACATCAAATTACGACGTTCAAGAGCTTCCATACGGCGAACATATCCGCGATAGATTGAACGCAAGCCGGCGTTGTTGGATTAACGCGTCAAGCGCGAGACAGGAGACGTAATGTTGTATATTGTGTTATCCGGATTACTGAGCGCGATTATCGCGGCCGCGGCCGTTCATCGCTACTATACGCGTGGTTATATCGTAAAGGATAGCGTGACGCGGCCGGATGGTATTTTGGTAGAAGAGCTTAAGATATACCGTGCTATGACTTCGTATCGTATGACGTGTTCTAAAGACGGCAAGGTGATTTTTGCCGGTGATAGTTGGTTATCGCGTGGAGACGCTTGCGATGAGTATCGCAAATTTATGAAAGGATATAAAGATGGAACATCACGGTAATTTGCGTATATCGTCTAACGACAACGTCGCGCTCTTATGGGTAATGAACGATACGGAGCAATTATTGCTTTATGATGCTTTCCCGGTTCAATGTATAGTCAACGTTTTGAACGTTCCGTTGATAAAGTTTAATATGTATTTTGAATATGAGCAGATAGCTGAAGGCACGTTCAAGACAAATCCGGCTCATCCGCTCGTCGTTCAAACGAAGCACGCGGTGTTAGCCACGGAGCAAATAATGAAAAAAATCTTCAGCGCGGAAGATTGGCAGAAGATTTTTATACTTTACGCGGCGTTGCCGGACGTTGAAAAAACTAATCAAAACAATCCTATAGTAGAAGAGTATACAAGAGAAAAATCAAAATTGAACGACGATATTGAGCGATTTTTAGACGACGCAGAAGACCAAAATTGAAAAATCTGGAATGGTGCCTATTTGCCAATAGGCGCCATTCTAAGCCATTTCACCCCAATATACACATAATCTAGCAGGTGTGTTCAACGTCGTTGTTTTTGTGTTTTGTTTTTTCATTGTTTTACGTGGTCCGGTTGTAAAATATTTGATATCAAAGTAAATGTATTTTGTATTGTCTATTTATACGGCGATTTAATTGATTAGAATCACATAAAACAATCATGTGAAAAAAATACAAATTATTTACGTTTTTTTTGCGTTTTCTCGCTCCGGCCGGAAAAGCGAAAAAAACAGCAAAAATACGCAAAAATCCACTTTTTACAGATTTACAGAATAGTGCCTATTTGCCAATAGGCGCCATTCTAAGCCATTTCACCCCATTTTACACATAATCTAGCAGGTGTGTTCAACGTCGTTGTTTTTGAATAAAAAAATAATCCAAAAATACGTGGTCCGGTTGTAAAATATTTGGTATCAAAGTGAATGTATTTTGTTTTATCTATTTTAACAGCGATATTATTGGTCTATACCACATAAAACATTGATTCAAAAAAAATACAAATTATTTACGATTTTTTTCAATAAAAAATAATGCCGGCCGCTCTTTACTATTTGGTATAGTAAAGCTTACTACTGCTCATAGCGAAGCTCGCTATATTGAATAATATTATTTGGTATAGTAAAGCTTACTATAACAAATAGTATTACGGCGCTAAGTATTACGGCCGGTAGTATTACGGCCGGTAGTATTACGGCCGGTAGTATTAAGGCACTAAGTATTATGGCGCTAAGTATTACCGCTGATAGTATCGTTGCCGGTAGTATTACCGCTGATAGTATCGTTGCCGGTAGTATTACCGCTGATAGTATTTTTCAATAGAAAATCTTCAATAATATAGCGAACAAGTTCAGACACCGTAATTTTTTGCTGAATCCGTTGAGATGCGTACGCCGCATAATTTTCTAACGCTTTCAGTTGATGCTCGCTCAAAGAGAAGCTATGAGAGATATAACGACGATTACCGCGCATTTGTTACTCCATATATATAGATAAGCCGTATTCATCCGGAGCTATCCCAAAATATTGACACGTGAGCGCCGCGGCGTGAGTCCAATCGTATACGACGTATGCGGACCAATCCTGCGTATGTAAAAATTGAATCCAAGCCATTTGCGCCGCCGTTGGCTTGTTCTTCCCATACTTAAGCTCTATAGCAAGGCCGTTGTATCTTCCGTCCGGCGATTTTACCGGTATCAGAACATCCGGAACGCCCATGCGCGTTCCCATCGCTTTAAGCCGCGCGGCCGTTTGTCTAGCTCGCACGCCGCCGTTAGGCGTATGGAACGCGTAGGCGATAGACGGAACGCGCGCCTGTAGAACATCGTAAAAACGGAAGAGCGATATTTGTTGAACGTCTTCAGACATATAGAATCCTCCACCGCGTTATTATAACAAACGGCCGCGCCGGTTGTCTAGTTTTTTTCTAATCTAATTTTAATGTTGTAGGTATTGACAAATATTATAATATCGCTTATGCTTGGTCTACGCTGTAAAAAGCGGTGATACAAGCAGAACGCAAAGGAGACGGTCATGAAGTTTTCAGATTTGGTGGTTGGTACGGCGTATCGCACGAAGCGCTTCAACGACGTGGTAGTGGTAGACAAAGAGCGCTGGGCAGAAGAATCCGTGCGTAAACAGAATGAGTTAACCGGCCGCTGGTACCGCGAAATGGAGTGGCGCAAGAATCCCAAGGGGATGTTCATCCGCGGTCAGGTGATTAACACTAACGCATCAAAGGAGACAGGCGAGATTGTTCTGACGGATAATTTTGCGTTCATCCGGATTACGCAGTTTGAAAAGACGTTCGCTGATTGGATTGAAGATTGCGAGCGCGCCGCGAAGATGGTTGAATGGCGCCGCAATACCGCGATGGCGGTTGAAAGCGCTCGCGAACGTCTCGTTGACGCAATCAAGATAGCCACCGGCCGCGATTACATCAGCCAATATACGTTCTGGAGCAACGCGGAGCTTATGAACGAGCTGACTGACGTGCTGATTCAAATCACCAAAGACGTCGCCACGGTAGACGCCAAAGAAGCTTAGCCGCAACGAAACATCGGCCGCCGTACCGCGGCGGCCGGTGTCGCCGGAACGGATAGCCGGCTTGAATAAGTTGTCTAGTGTAGAAGAGGAGCTTGCGATGGAAGCGAAGAAGAAGACGAGACGAACGCCGCTGTTGCCGCTGACGCCGCGTTGGATGGAGAAAATGGCGCGCGTTTATCCGGAATGGGAAGAAGCCTTGCGTTGCGTACGGATTATGAAAACGGTATCGAAGCGGTCAATGGTATATTACGCCGTACAATATACCGCGGTTGTCGCTTGTGTCCGCGCGTTGTTGACCATGCCGCGGTACAGCTTAGAGGAGATTGAAGACCAGCGTGAGTGGGAGCTTATCAACAATATGCGAGATGCCGTGAATTACACGCGTGAATTCAAGTATGACGTGCTGACCGGTTATCTGAACGCGTTCAGCGCAAATCCGTACCGCGGCCGGTTAGATTAGGAGACGACGATGAGCATGACGAAGACGATGAGCGAAGCGATGTCCAAGACGCCACCGGCGCCGCCGGTACGCGAGGAATGGTGTATCGCATTCCAAGAGACGGTATTCACGGTATACGATTACCAAGACGCGTGCGAACAGGCGCGCCGGTTATCGCTGATGGCGCACGTGGTGGATGTGTACAGCGTAAAGCGCGGATTCAACGGCGCGGTATATCTGAATACGGAAGCGACGTATTTGGCCGGCGTTTGTATGTACGGTAAAGACGGAGCGGCCAATGTCTAATCGTAAAAATCTGGAGCTGATGATTGAGGGCCATCCGGAGCTATGTATATCAAAGCAATCGTTGGGCGGCCGGATGGTATACAAGATTCATCGCGGAAGCGGTTGGAGATTCTATGAACAGGATGGCTTGTTTGTCGGAAGCGCTCGTGAATGTATCATCTGGTTGTACGGTTACCGCACGCGCGGTTGGACCAATTAGCTGAAAGGAGCTAAGCATGAAGAAGAGCGTATACAAGTATGTGATGGGTTCAACGCGTTACGCGGCCGCGCAGAACGCTATCAACGACGCGCTCGTCAAAGTCAATTTGGCGATGTCGGAGACGACGCGCCACGCCGTATGGGAACATCCGGAGCAGAGCGAGCTGTACCACATTGACTACGCGGCGCTGAACAACGCGCGGAGCAATCTGGTCATCGCTAGCTCGTATTTGCGGTTGGCGGTTATCCGGACGCTACAACGCCGTATGCAACGCGTAGCGGATTGGTGCTTGCGTCGCGGTAACGCCGCCGCGGCCGGACGTTGGAGCGATTTGCACGCCAATCTTCACGATGAGCATTTTTGGTGGGTTGACCGGATTAACAACGAGCGTTCATATGAGATAGAGCGCGCGAACGTCAAGCCAAAGCCGTACTATGCGCGGCCGTTTTTAGTAGTGGAAGACGGTAAGCCGCTCAATAATGTGTTCAACGTCTTCCAGCTTGTTCGTCAGGTATTACGGCGCGCGGATTTACGGCCGCAAGCGATAGAATGCGGCCGGCGCTTGCTGAATTGTTCTTCCGATGAGCAAGCGATAGCGATGCTGTTGAGCTATGTTGAAGTGTTATACGCGAGCGCTGAAAACGGTACGCCGGAGACGCTAGACGCGTACAACGCGGATTACATCGTGAAAGGAGACGTTGATGAAGAGTAATCCACATCAGATTTTGTTGCGGAAGACGGTATTTGGTATGGACTTTGCGACGTGTACACCCGGATGGATTGGGAATGACGAGCGCAATGTTGGTCCGGAGCGACGCGGCTATCAGTTTTTGCTTCGTCAGTTTACGTTCAACGAACGCTCCGGCTTGCCTACGTATTTGTGCCGCGTCGTCTTTGAGGATGGTAGTAGTGATTCAACGTTCGTCTATAGTATCCGCGCGGCCGTTGAGTATTTTGAATCATTTGTATACAACAGCGAAGTAGTAGTGGAGGGCAACAGAGTATGAGCAACCGTTATCAACAACCGGCCTATATGGAAGACTATAACACGGTGGCTGACCGGCTTCGTATGGCCAAAGACGCGATTCAGGAAGTGATTGTGTCTGAGCCGCGATTACTGAACGGCGTTCTGGGAATGATTCAGGTGACGGTTATCTTGAAAGACGGCCGGCGCGCTAGCGGCACGGCTTCGTTCCGGACGGATAGCGAAAAAGGAGCGCAGAAGAACGCGCCGTTGGAAGACGCTGAAACAAGCGCGCTAGGCCGCGCGCTAGCGTTCTTGGGATATAGCACAAGCAAATCTATCGCATCTCAAGACGAGATTGAAGTGGCGAAGCGGCGCGAAGCGCAACCAACGGTTGCGTCGCGAGAAAAGATTGAGCGCGCCATAGGTACGATGATGGACACGCTAGACGCGGCCGGCTTAGAATACGAACGGCCGGTGAGCGATTTGACGACAATCTCGTATGATGCGTTGGTAGATTTAGGCCGCCGGTATAAAGCGCTGTTGACCGGCGCAAACGAGTAGGAGACGCGCATGACACTATTGTTAGCTTTGATTTTGCTAGCCGTAAGTCCACACGACGCGTACGCGGCCGTTGCGATAGCGACGTGCGAGAGCGGCGACACGGTAACGTTTGGAACGTACGATTGGCGAGCGCGTAGCGCTACAGCGGACGGCGGCGCATTTCAGTTTAACGATAGTACATGGCGGTATATCGTAGGAGACGGCCGCGCGGATTACGCGGCACCATTGGCGCAAACAGACGCGTTTGTAGTGTTGTTCGAACACGGAGACGGATTACAACATTGGTCAGCAAGTGGAGCGTGCTGGTCAAAATGGATTGATACGGCCGGTAATCCGGTAGACAGAATACACTACAGCGCGTTTGTGAGAGCATATTGGCTATTATCAGTAGATTATGGAGCAAAACAATGAAACGTCTGAACATCGGTTGGGGCACATGGATTCTGGTAGCGCTCTGCGTGGTTGGGGCCATATTCCCAAAAGAACCAACATCAGCGCCAACGAGCGCTGTGGTAACGCCGTCTGCTGTATCTTCTATCACGCCAACAGCGCCGGATGCGACTGAGACCATCCTATTGGCAACCGCGCCGGCTTGTGACGAGACGTATTACAACGTGGTAGTAGATACCGTGAAGAAACTTGACGAAGCCGTCGCGCTATCCGCGGTAGACGCGCTGATTGAACGGTACGACGCTACTGAGATGCCGTATGGTTGCGGCCGGAACGACGCGCTGTTGAATATGACGGATTACTCAATGCGTATCGCGCTTGGCGAGCGTCGCACAGCGCTGATGAGCGATAACGCGGAGCAACACGCAATAGCTTCTAAGATTAACGGCAACGAAGCGCTGAAGACGATTGTGGAATGGCGCAATGAATAAGCTAAAGTTGAGCGACGCGCAAATGGCGATTCTTCGCGATACTACGTTGTCATCACGACAAGCCGCGAAAAAGCTATATATGGCGTCAGCAACCGTACGATACCATCGCATAAAGTTAGGTGTTCACACTAAAGCGCGGCTTGTGTACGGTATCGTAAAGCGGTTGGCGCTATCCGCGGACGGCGCGGCCGTACTACGAACGCCGGTCAAGGAGCTAGCGTATATACATGGATGTAGTGAAACAGCAATAAAACGCGTACGCGCATTAGTTAAACAAGGAGCGAACGATGGACAATCAGAATAACGCCGCGGCCGTCGCGGAAGCGCTAGAATCAATCAAAGCGAAGCAAGCGCAAATCAAGCTTATCGAAGCGGAAGTGGCGTTGTTGCGCGACGTCGTCACGGATTATCTGGACGAACACGGCGTATATCAGTCAGAGACGGTCAAAGCGATTATGACGGAACCAGCCGTTGTGGTAACGTACGACAAGAACGCTATCAACGCGATTATCAAAGGATTGGAGATGGCTATTGACGTCAGCCATACGGCCTACGATACGCGGCTCAGCGCGTTCTACAAGAAGTATTATGACGAGCTTATCGCGGCGCGCCGCGAGACTAACCGCGAACCAACGTTGCGTATATCGTTCAAAATCTAACTAAACGGAACGAACGGCCGCCGGTATTACGCCGGCGGCCGCTTCTATTTACAGATAGCATCCTATTTGCCAATAGGCGCCATTCTAAGCCACGAGACAACAAACAGCTGTATATCGCTCTGGCCATATTCTAAATCAGTGTATATTTTCGCGGCTGGTTAGACTATAATGAACACAATACGACGATATGAGGCGAGCTATGGAAGATTCACAATCAACGCGCGATTTACTCGTGGAGCTAAAAGTGACCGTGGAGCATTTGACGCGTCGCGTTGAAGATGCGTTTCAACGAAGCGATACGCGGATTGAGCGGCTTGAAATTCAGGTACGCGACGATATGAAAGAGCTTGAAAAACGCGTACGGATAATTGAACGGTATTTTTGGTTGGCCGTTGGCGGCTTAGCGATTCTCAACATACTTCTTCCGTATATACATGATTACTTGAGAGGATTACGATGACAAGCGACATGATTTTGCGAAGCTCCGCGGCCGCGCTTTATTTGAAGTTACTTATTGACATTTGGCGCTATTATAACAAGCGGAACGAGATTGATGTGCCCGGATTGTTCTATGCCGTCGCGTCCGTCGCGCTAGGATTTATATTGGCCGTTCTTGTAGAGCTAGCGCAAGGAGCGATTATGACGCCGCAATCGCTCGCGTATTGTTTTCTCAGCGGTATCGTATCAGCGGCGCAAGCCATCGGCGTTACGGAGATTCAGAAGCGCGTATGAGCGATTTTAAGAGCGATATTCAGCATTGGCCAACGCACGAGCGCTTCGCGGCGCATCTCGCTAAACATGACCCAATCGTTTGTAATTGGGTGAAAGCCGTCGTTATTCATCATACGTGGAAGCCGGTTGCGAGCGGTTGGCGCGGCTTAGCGTCCGTTGAATCGTTGCGGCGTTTTTATATCGCTAAAGGATGGACATCAGCGCCGCATCTTTTTATCTGCGCCGGCGCTCCTAATCCGGCGCATGACGGTATCTTTCAACTAACGCCGCTCAATCTTACCGGTACGCACGCCGGCGCGGTATGTAATCGTACGACGATTGGCATTGAAGTAATAGGAGATTACGACGACGCGCCGTGGCCGGATAACGTCGCAACGCTCGTATCGTACGCGCTCGCGCATTTTATGGAATGGCGTTCGCTAGGCCGTAACGCGATAATAGGCCATCGGAATTGTAACAGTCCAAAAACGTGTCCGGGCAAGGCCGTTAGTATAGAACGCGTTCAAAACATGGTATGGACCAAGAGGAGATTGGTATATGCACACACAGGCTTATGATTGGCTAAAAAAGACGCGGCAACGCATATCGTATGGCGCGCCGGTGTTAGAGATTGGAAGCATTGATATAAATGGAAGCGCTCGCGAGCTTTGGGGCAATCTATCGCCGTATGTAGGCGTTGATATCGTAGCCGGTAAGAACGTTGATTATGTGGTAGACTTCAGCGATTGGAACGTCATAAATAATCGCGCTACACACGACGGATTGAAACACGATTTTCGCACAATTATCTGTACGGAAGTGTTAGAACACGTTGACCCAAAGCGGATTATTGCGGCTATGTATCCGTATATGGCCGATGAGTGTGCCGTCGTTATTACGGCCGCGTCAATAAAGCGGAAGCCGCATTCAGCGGACGGCGCGCCGGAGCTTAAGCCGGATGAGTATTATAAAAACGTCACGCCAACGCTTCTCCATACGCTCCTCCATGAGTATCCTATCTATTTGCGGCTTGAAGAATGCGATGTTATACTAAACGAAGACCATACAGATGTGTATGCGTTCGCGCGGTACGTCCGCGTATTATAACAAAAAGCGAAGCGCAAATGAATCCTAAATTGCCGCTACAACCAACGCCGCTCCTGAACAAAATTAGTATCTACAGCGCCGTGGGCGCTTGGGTATACGTAGACGCGGCCGGCGCCGTTTATCGCGAGACGATAAGCAACGAAGCGGACGGAACGTGGGGCATTCACGTATGGCGCGCGGAAGCCGGAGAAGCTCCGGAGCTTCTTTTGTTTGTACCGTCCGTATTAGGTGGTATGGTAATTTACGGCCGCCGGTTATACGTGTGTTGGGAAGATACGGATGGCAATCAATTCTATCAAATGATACCGTCGTTCATTCATCCGCAAGACAATCAAGAGCTATCGCAAATAGCGCGCTCTCATCGGTACGCGTTTCAGCTAGATTACTTCACGTTGCCCAAATCGCAAGATATTATCTGGCCATAGGCCGGTACGCGGCGCGGTGGCGTTCGCGTCGCCGCGTCAAGGAGGATTTATGACGGAATGGAACAACCGGATAACGCGCTATGCGATGGTATCTCCGGCTGATGTAATTGCTCACGTTCAAAATTACCGTAAACATCCGGCCGCTCAGCGGCGCGCGTTAGCCGCGACAATCGCGGAAGTAGGATATGTTGCGCCGGTAATCGTCAACGAGCGTACGCGAACGATTGTTGACGGCCATCTTCGCGTAGACTTAGCGCGTGAACAAAAAATTGAAGCGATACCGGTGATATACATTGACGTTGACGAAGCGGAAGAGCGGAAGCTGTTAAGCACGATTGACCCAATTACGAACATGGCGACGATTGACCAAGCGATATTTAGCGCGTTGCTTGAGACGGTCAAGACTGAATCGCAGGTAGTATCTGACTTGTGGGATAGCGTCCGGCGCGAAGCCGATGGCGCTAAAACATCGGATAAAGTGGAATGGAGCAAGGGTGGCTATCATGCGTTTGACGCTAAAGAAGCGGAAAAATACCTGACCAATACCGTCCGTACTATCGTATTTTATATTCAGAACGACGAGTACATGGAGCTAGTCAAGATTATGGATGAATTACTTGTCGCGACGGATACCAAATCATATCAGGAATTATTTGTTCATCTAGTTGGAGAAGCTCATGCAAAAGCTAATAATTGACGCCAAGGATATACGCAAGTTTGATAAAAGTAGGTACGCGGACAGCGCGAGTGAAAAAGATTTTGACCATCTTATCGTAGAATCAACGCGCGTATATATCCGCGAAAACAACGGCGATGAGGTGTTGAAAATCGTCTACGCGGAAGCGCCGGCTGACCCAACGTTGGCGCAAATTGAATCCGTCTTAGATGATGTCAAATACTCAAAAGTCACGCGGCTATCCGGACCAAAAGCTGAAACGCAAATATTTGGTACACGGCCGGCTCACTCAATGAAAAATAATATGCAATCGTGTAGCTCAACGCGTATGGCCTATACGCAACCGGAGCTTCACGCCATTATCGCGTCCGGCGCGGAAGTCATCGCGCGTACCTATGAGCGATATAATCCGGAGCTATACCTGAAGCATAGCGCAGAGACGAAAACACACGTGCGCGAAGAATATCATATGGAAGAGACGGCGTTCACGTCCGGTATTATCAACAAAAACAATCCGCTAGGCTATCACTACGACAAAGGCAATTTTGCGAACGTATGGAGCGGAATGATTGTATATAAACGCTTTATTGAGGGTGGATTCTTATCGTGTCCGGAATATAATATTGGCTTTGAGCTTAAGAATCGCTCAATGCTCCTCTTCGATGGACAAGGAATTATCCACGGCGTTACACCTATAACGAAGCTCCATCCCACGCTATCGCGCCGCTATAGTATCGTGTATTACTCGCTTCATAAGATGTGGAATTGTTTACCCATTGAAGACGAGATTAAACGCGCTAATGAGAAGCGTACGACGATGGAACGCGCGCGGACGGAAGCCGGATATGAGGAGCGCTTCCGCGCGGCGCAAATAGCGCCAAAATTGACGGAATAGGATGTTGACATGAGCGCTGGACGTAAAGAGCTAAAGACGGAACGCGTACAACGCGCGTTTGAGCTACGCAAGGCCGGTAAGACGTACCGGCAAATTGGTGAGATGCTAGGATATAGCCACGAAGCGGCGCGCAAGGATATTGCGGCCGTGCTATCGTCTATAATCGCTGATACGAAGAACAACGCTGAAGAGCTTCTGGCCGTTGAATTATCGCGGCTAGACGATTTACAATTTGGCGTATGGGCAGAAGCGCGCCGTGGAGATAAACGCGCGATTGATAGCGTGCTAAAGATTATGGAGCGCCGCGCGCGGTTACTAGGCTTAGATATTACGCGCAATCTCAACATTACGGTAACGCCGGAAGAGATTATGAAAATGAATGACGAGGAGCTTCATGAGCTTGTCGCCGCTGTCAGCAAGGGTGTTGGCGCTAGCTGAGATTGAGCGCCGCCGCCGTTCCAAAAAGCTCGTCACGCCGTCGTTCCGCGGCGCGGCCGCGGATATTCAGAACAATACCGCGGCTGAATGTATAATCTCCGGCCCATCGGAGACGGGCAAGACGTTCGCGTTGTTGTATAGCGTCCATAATTTGTTGATGCGTTATCCTAACGCGCGCGCCACGCTCGTTCGTAAAGTGCGCGCGACGATATACGGAACGGTATTGGAGACGTACAAGCGCGTCATTGAATACGGTGATATGGCCGTAACGCCGTATGGCGGCGTGAATCCGTCTATGTATCTTTACGCGAACGGCGCGCGGCTTTACATAGGCGGCATGGATAATCCGGGCAAAATCCTATCTGGCGAACGCGATGTAATAGTGGTAAATCAAGCGGAAGAGCTAGACGCGCAAGATTGGGAATATCTCATCACGCGTACTACCGGCCGCGGCGCCGTTGTACCATATCCGGCAACGATTGGTGACGCTAATCCGGCCGCGCCTGAACATTGGATTCTAAAAAGAGCGGCCGCTGGAACGCTTAAGCTATTGAAAAGCTATCATGTGGACAATCCGTCGCTCCACGATGGTACGGATTGGACGGAACAAGGCCGCCGCTCAATAAGCCGGCTTCAAGGATTAACCGGCGCGCGGTACGCGAGATTGTATCAAGGAGAATGGGTGGCCGATGACGGTGATGACGCGTTCTTGCCTAGTATCGCGTTGTGGGATAATTGTGTTGCGGACGTCGCGCCGGCAACGTCTCATCAGCCGGTAATAATTGGGCTAGACGGCGCCGTGAGCGGCGATACGTTCGCGGCCGTCGCGGTGAGCCGCAATCCGGATATCGACAACGCGATTGTTGTGCGCGACGTCCGCGTGTGGTCTCCTACAGACAAGCCGCTAGATTACGGCGCGATTGAAAATGAGATACGCGAGATGCTTGACACGTTTAACGTGGTTCAAGTCACGTATGACCCATTTCAGTTGCACTACTTAGCGCAACGGCTTAGCGGCGTGGTATGGTGTAAGCCGTTTATTCAAGGCGCGGATAGATTAGAAGCGGACGCGCAGTTGCGTTCGCTAATCGTACAACGGCAAATCGCGCACGATGGTACGGCCGCTGTATTGCGCGCTCATCTAGGCAACGCGGATGCAAAGATGGATGAGAGCGGCCATAAGCTCCGGATGGTAAAGCGGCACGCGGCCGCGAAGATAGACGCCGCCGTGGCGTTAAGTATGGCGAGCTATCGCGCTTTGGAATTGAATCTGTATTAGAGATTTGGCCCAGAGCGATATACAGCTGAACATTGTATCGTGGCTTAGAATGGCGCCTATTGGCAAGGAGAATGGAATGACGGAAGATATGAACGTGTTAAAGAAGAGCGTCACGGCCGATGACGGCAATACCGCTCGCGCTAATGGGCCGGTCAGCGTCTTCGTTGGCCCATCCAATTTATCCGCATTCTGGAATGGTTCCGGCGGCATCATAGGCCATATCGCCGGCGCAACCGGTCTACCATACAACGGTAGCAAGCGAGCGGATATTATTTTGTCAGAATCCGTTCTGGTTGAGGATATGTGGTCAAGCGCGATTTTCAAGGCCGTAAGTAAACAGACGGCGCTTGGCTTTACAATCGCGGATAAAACTGAATCAACGCGACGTATACGGCAAGCGCAGGAGCTAATGCTGAATTACGACGGCGGCTATGAACACGGCTTATCGCGGCATCTGCGCGATTTTCTTTGCACGGACAACGGCGCGTTTATAGAGATTGTGCGGCAATCCGGCGCGGCCGGCAGTAAAGTGATTGGCTTGCGTCATTTGGATAGTCTTCGTTGTTATCGTACCGGTGACCCACAACGGCCGGTTGTATACGTTGACCGCGCCGGCGTCCAGCACTTACTTCGCGCCGATGACGTGATATATTTTTCTGATATGCCATCGCCGCGTATGGAGATGTACGGCGTTGGTATCTGCGCGGCGCGGCGCGCGTTCGCTACGATTCTCAAAGTGGTAGCGATGGAGACGTATTTCAGAGAAAAAGTCAGTGGCTCAAGAAGCCTAGCTATACACATCGTGAACGGTATTACAGCGCAACAACTTGAAGGCGCTCTTAACACAGCGGAGACGGCTCAGCGCGGAAAAGGATTTGTGGTATACCGCGGTTCAACGCTTATACCGATGCTCAAAGATGAGCCGCCGGCGCTCGTAACCATTCCGCTTGCTGAAATTGCGGACGGCTTCAACGTAGAACAGGAGCGCCGCAACGCGTATCTTACATACGCAAACGCGATTGGCGTATTTGTTGGCGAGATTCAGCCGTTGTCGCAACAAGGATTAGGTACGGGCACGCAATCCGTCGTTCTATCCGACATCGCTGAGGGCACCGGCCTAGCGGCGTGGCGGAAGCTCTTCACGAACGCGATTACACACCGCGTAATGCCTGAAACAACCGTTTTCTCCTTTGCAACCAGCGATTACCAAGACAAATTACAGCGCGCGGACGGCTTAAACAAGATGGGCGCCGCGTTGAAGACGCTTATTGACGCGCAAGTGATTACGAACACGCAAGCGCTAAACGTCTTGGTTGACGAACAATATTTGCCGCGTGAATTCTTACAAACAGACGAGACGGCCGGCGGCGCCGTGGTAGATACGGACGCCGTAACAAACGAGACGGCCGCGCCGGAAGCGCCGGCGCAAGCGGACACTATCAATGGTCAATCGTTCGATATTGAAGCGCAACCGGTATTGCGCGAGAAGCTCCGGCGCGTAAAAACATCATTCAAGGCGCTTCAAAAGAATCTCCTGCTGAATAGCGATACGTGGTCAGGTACGAAGCCGGAAGCGACGTTGAGCGAAGATGAAATATTGTCTATGTTACGGCCGCGCCGCGTAGAAGCGCGCCGGCTAGCGAAGCGCGCGCAGGAGCGATTATGAACGAAGACGATTTGGAAGCGCTCCAAAATATGTTAGAGGAGCGTATCAAACAAATAACTGATAATCTGCTCGCGTCCGGAGAAGCCGTGACGCCGGCCGCGGTAGACGCGTGGGAACGCGCGATGATAAAAGCGCTTGCGGAATATCATCAGGCCGCGGCCGTTATCGCCGGTCAATCGTTAGCAGATGCCCAAGAAGATGCCTATAAACAACTCAGCGCCACGATAGGATTACAGCTTGGATATTTACGCGATTTTGCAAATCAGATGCGGCAGAGCGCGTCTGATGGCCAATTAGGTATCGCGGTAGAATCTCCGGCCGCCGGTTATCAATCGCCGGCGCAAATCGCGGCGCGCGCTCAGATGTACGCCGGAGCGCTTCGCGGAACGTATTTTGCGGCCGCAACGTATGGATTACCGTTGCCGGCTATGCCGTGTGAGGGCACGTTATGCCATTCTAATTGTAAATGCTCATGGGAAATAATTGAAATAGACGACGCGGCCGGTGATTACGACGCGTATTGGCGGCGCGGCGCTAAAGATAGCTGTCAAACGTGCCGTATACGTGAATCAGAATGGTCTCCGGTACGCATACGCGGTGGTATACTTGAGATATGAGGTGATATATGGAATTCAAAGCCGTTGTACCGGCCGGATTAACGGATGCGGCCACGCTACAAAAGATAGTAACCAATCAGATGCGTATGGTAGCAAAATCCGTCGCGGTAGACTTTATTGCCACGACGTATACGTGGAAGCGCCGGCCGGATTTTGTAATCAACGAGATTGACGTTGAGACGATTACGATTGGAACGGATAACGATATTTGGAAGATGATTGACGTAGGTACGCGGCCGCACGTAATCCGCGTGAAATACGCCAAGGCGCTTCGCTTTCAGTGGGGCGGCTTTGGTTCGTATAAAGCCAAAACAATTCCGCGTCAATTCCGTTCAAACAAAGGCAAAATATCCGGCCCAATAAACTATCGAAAATCAGTGAAGCATCCGGGCTTTGTCGCTCGCGATTTTACTGACGCGGCCGCGGTAAAGTATCAGAGACTTTTGCCGGGCATTATTCAGCGCGCTATCAATTCAGCAGTGAGGTGACGTATGCCGTTTGAATCGCAAGCTCAGTGGCGTTGGGCGTTTGGTACTGACCAGCCGTTTGCGCGACGTTGGGCAAAACTTACGACGGGTGGCAAGCGTAAATACGCGTTGTTGCGCAAACGCGTAGGTACGAAAAAAGCGTTGGAAGCGTTGAAGCAAGACGGATTCACGCCGCCTCAATCCGTTCGCGAAGCCGCGCGGCGCGGCTTAGAATTACGCTCAAAGTTTAACCGCGGCGGCACGGCCGTTGGTATCGCGCGCGCTCGCGATTTAAGCAACGGCAAATCCGTGTCCGCGTCTACAATCAAACGTATGGTATCTTTTTTCGCTAGGCACGCGGTAGACAAGCGGCCTGATTGGGGCAATCCTGATAAGCCTACCAACGGATATATCGCGCATATGTTATGGGGTGGCGACGCCGGCCGCGGTTGGGCCAATAAAATCGCGCGCGGATTAGACAAGGAGAAGAGTATGGAAGAGCAGATTGTTGTTATGAAAGCGCTCGTGGAGCGTTTAAAACACGGCAAACATGACCAAAGCACGCACGGACGGAAGCGCGGCGTTGCGCGAAGAAGTACAGCCGCCGGTTGATATGGTATTTTACGCCGGTAATGCCCATAATAGCCAATAGGACAATATCAGTGCCATAATAGCTCCGTTCGCTGTATAATCTAACAAGCGGCGTATCTATCTTGGCGCTGAAACAATCTAGGTGGCAATATGAAACAACGCGATTGGTTAACGTATAAAGCTGACG